GATGTAGCAGTCACTAAGACATGGGAGATATAACATGAAGTATGCACAGTTTCTAGGGCAGAATGTAGCCCAAGAAGTCCTTGATTTAATGGGAGAAGTTAAAAAGAAAAACCCGATGTTAGGGTTTGAAATAGGTGGGAATAGGTATAGCTTTTTTGATGACCAAGACCCGCCCCAAAGAGTAGAAATAAAGTTGTCCTTACGAGTGCATGACATCAGCGACCCTAGCCAAGACATAGGCTCTATTGGGTTTGACCACGATGGAAAGTATTGGGTGCGTAGTCGGCTGATTCAAAATGAAAAGTATGGTCATTGGAATAAAAGCCAGCACGAGTCTAAGTATTCTAAGCATATGAAAAACATAATTAAGGAAGCAATTAAAACCTTAAAGCCGTTTACTTATGCTGAAGTTAAACAAGAACAGTCAGGTAACATAGACCGCCATATTAACGAGAGATGTAGGCAGATGCGCCATAAAGCCGCACAGAAAGTAGAGCTTAAGTTTGCTGACTTGTTTACTGAGTTGTTGCACCTGAGCTACACAGGGTATACCCCGAAATCTCCTAAGGTTGCTGAAGCTATGCAGTATGCGGTAGCCAATAAAGAAGAGCTTGAAAAGTTCTATGACTACAATCCAAAAAGGTGTATGATTTGGGTTAGACCTAACAGTGTAGTGTATGAGCTTGATAAAGAAACTAAATGCGTAAACGCAATAGCCGACCTACCTGAAGACTTGCGTGGAAAGTTGTTTGTATTAGATGTTACAGACGCTGGACAATTCGTAGAAGATGTAGGCATAAAACAGGAAAACGGCATCTATTGGGTGTTACTTTGAGGAGCGGTGATGGGGGATACAGTATTCGGTAAGCTATATGGGTATGTAGAAGAAAAGCCTTATGGTTGGGTGGAGTTAGATAAAGCACTGTTTGTGGATGAAGCACCCGCATCGGTTGTTCAAGGATGTTTACGCATGGTCGAAGAGCAGTTCAATATGCCCCTACAAAATGTATGGCGGGTTCATGTATTAGCCAATGGTTTAGTTGAGCTAAATGACTTTACACTGCCAAGTAATAAGGATACAATGAGGGAAACTTTTCGGCAGGAGGACTTACCCATTTGGATTCAAGATTCCCTGTCCGTTCTTATGATTGTAGACCAAGGCGTGACGATTGAGGGGCTTGGAAAGAAAATAAGTGACTCTATATTTTATATACTAGAAACACCCGATTTGGAGAAGATTTATGGCTACAAAGCCCGAAGTAAAGGTCAAGAGTGCAGTTAAGAAACTGCTTGAAAAACATGGGGCGTATTATTTTACACCAGTTACTAGTGGGTTTGGTTCTAGTGGCGTGCCTGATTTTGTCGCTTGTATCAAAGGAAGATTCATAGGCATCGAAGCTAAAGCTGGTAAAGGTAAGCCCACTGCACTACAAGACAGAAACCTGAGTCAGATTATGGACAATGGTGGGGTAGCCGTATTGGTAAATGAAAATGGTTTAGAGCAGTTGCAGTTGTTGTTAGAAGTTGGATTGCCCAGTCAAGGGGCGTTATTCGATATGTTAATTAAAGGAGAAACAAAATGAGCTGGTCACCAGTCACTGAGGAAGAAGTAAAGAAGGAAGAAGTATTAGCAACACCAATGGAGCAAATACTGGAATATAACAAGCTATCCCAAGAAGCTGCTAAGCCAAAGAAGATTAAGGCTCTAAAGCCTAAGGTATCGGTGCTTGAGGAAGCGCAAAACATTATTTATGGTGACAGAGAAAAGACTTACGGACACCCCGCTAAGAATTTAAAGACCATCGCTAATATGTGGAACGCCTATATGAACAACATGGATGACGCTGGCACTTATAAAGTTACTGCTAAAGATGTTGCCGCTATGATGATGCTTGTTAAAGTTGCCCGCTTTGCCAATGACCCAAGTCATCGTGATAACTTGATTGATGTGTGTGGGTATGCCGCATTGATTGAACGCTGTGATGAGGTAGCTAAATGAACTTACTAGATAAGTTTAGGTTTTGGTTGGATAACCTTGTCGAAGGTGAAGACATTATTTATGGGGCATCAGGTAACAAGTATCGGGTATTCCGAGCGCCAATCTATGTAGGCTATTGGACAATGCACGGCGGAGTATTTAAACAGCCAGCCGAGAAGAAGCCTAACTTGCTACGCCGTATCACCCATAGAGTCTTTCTAGGTTGGAAGTGGACAGACGGGTTAGACGGACTATGAATGAACAAGACCTAAGGGATTGTTTTGCTATGTTTGCATTGAATGGGTTGATGTGTTGTGAAAATAACGACACAGTCCCATATGATGTATTAGCTTCTAATGCGTATTTAGTAGCAGACAAAATGCTCGAAGCACGCAAGCCCAAAGAAGAAGTTGGTATAACCGCAGTCAAGCGAGGAAGGAAACGCAAAGATGAACCGTGACCAGCTATTTAAACTGATGTTGTTTGCTATTGCCCTTGCTATGGTTATTGAGATTAGCTTTTTTATGCGCCAAGCAAAGGCGCAAGTAATCGTTATTGACCCAACAAGCGGTAGCGTAAAAGACATTGTTATCATGCCACTACCACCCCCACAAAGATGAATATAATTAGCTTAGACTTTGAAACATACTACGACCAGCAGTTTTCGCTTAGCAAACTAACCACAGAAGAATACATAAGAAGCCCATTGTTTCAGACAATCGGAGTAGGAGTAAAAGTAAATGAGAAAGAAACACTTTGGTGCAGTGGAGACGATGCTAGAATTGATAGCTTTTTGGGTGATTTTGACTGGAGCAATTCTGCTTTACTTGCCCATAATGCTATGTTTGACGCTGCAATCCTTAGTTGGCGTTATAACATTAAGCCTAAAGCGATACTAGATACGCTGAGTATGGCTCGTGCTATTCATGGCACAGAAGTTGGTAATTCTTTGGCAAAACTATCACTCTTTTATGCGCTCGGTGTCAAAGGCACAGAGGTTGTCGATGCTCGGGGTAAACGCAGAGAAGATTTTATCGAGGAAGATTTGCACGCCTATGCTGGCTATTGTAAGAACGATGTGGAGCTTACATACGCCCTATTCAAAAAGCTAGCCCCTCACTTCAAACAGAACGAACTCAAACTTATAGACATAACTATAAGGATGTTTTCAGAACCTAGTCTAGTCCTAGACGAGAACCTACTACGCCAGCACCTAGCCGAAGTTAAATACCGCAAGGAGTTATTGCTTGAGGAGGCTGGAGTTGAGACCCGAGATGACCTGATGTCAAACCAAAAGTTTGCTGAAATGTTACGGGGCCTGGGCGTAGAACCACCTACCAAAATATCTTTAGCGACAGGCAAAGAAACTCTAGCTATGGCTAAGAACGATGAGGAGTTTAAAGCCCTTGCTGAACACCCTGACGAACGAGTGCAGACCTTGATAGCGGCTAGGCTTGGTAACAAGTCCACGCTTGAGGAGACACGCACAGAACGCTTTATGGGTATTGCCAATCGTGGGTTGATGCCTGTGCCGTTGCAATACTATGCGGCTCATACAGGGCGTTGGGGCGGGGCAGATAAGATTAACTTACAGAACCTACCTAGTCGTGGGAACAACGCCAACAAGCTAAAGTTTTCTATCAAAGCTCCTGAAGGTTATGTGTTGATTGATAGCGACTCCTCGCAGATTGAGGCGAGGGTGCTGGCTTGGTTGTCTAAACAGAACGATTTGACGGAGGCTTTTAAGAATGGCGAAGATGTCTACAAGATTATGGCTAGTGCCATCTACTCAAAAGAAACTGACGAAGTTACTTCTAGCGAGAGGTTTGTCGGGAAAACCACGATTCTTGGGGCTGGCTATGGCATGGGGGCTAAGAAGTTCGGGGTACAGCTTAAAACCTTTGGTGTGGAAATTGAAGAACCAGAAGCTATCCATATCATTCAAGTTTACCGCCAAACATATTCCAAAATACCAGTACTATGGACAGAGGGTCGCCATGCAATCGAGGCTATGGTCAAGAACCAAAGCACTCCGTTCGGTAATGGCTGTGTAGAAGTTCGTGGAGACGAAGGAATATTACTACCTAATGGGTTGTATCAAAGATACCCTAATTTGCGTAAGGTAAGAACCGAAGATGGCGAGCAGTATGTTTACGATGCCAAGCGGGGTTCTGTTAAAATATACGGAGGTAAGTTGGTAGAGAACATTTGCCAAGCACTTGCTCGCTGTATTATCGGTGAGCAGATGTTAAAGATAGCAAAAAGATATAAGCCAGTATTAACTGTGCATGATGCGGTGGCTTGTATAGCACCTAAAGAAGAGGTCGAGGAGGCTATGGCATATGTGCAGGAATGTATGCGATGGACACCTGATTGGGCGGAAGGGCTGCCTGTAAATTGTGAGGCGGGTTATGGTCAAAGTTATGGAGATTGTTAAGGTGGATTATTCAACATATTATTTAGAAGCACTAAAAGAAATTAAGTTAGCACATGACGCATTATTAAAGAATGACTACCAAAAAGCATATGAACATTGTTTAAATTCGCAGACAGAAATACGATTGTTGGGAACATCAATCAGAAGCTGGATACCAACGGAGGAAGAATGAACGCAAATGAACTAGCTGACTTACTTGACTTCGATGCCAAGACTCTGAACTGGAAAGCGTTTGCCGATGCCGCCACCATGCTACGCCAGCAACAAGCTGAAATAGAGGCGTTGAAAAACCCTATTCTAAGGGCAATATCTATGGCATTTAATCCTTTAACAGATGAGGAAATAACAGAAATCTTTGATACAACTTTTGAAGTGCATGATTATCAAGATTCGTTTATTAAGTTTGCTAGAGCAATACTAAGAAAGGCACAAGAGAAATGAGTATTTATGAAAAAGCAAACAAGATAGACGAATTACAAACCAACATAGCATGTGTAAAGCATGTGTTGGAATTGATTGCACAAGACTTACAAGACCCACATAGCGGTGCGGTATGGGCATGCCACGACATGCTAAAAAGATACACGGAAGAACTAGAACTAATCGTTAATGACTTGATGGATGATGTGCAAGAAATGCGTGATATTCGTGCCAAGTTAGAAACATTAAAAGCATTAAAAGATAAGGCTACAAAGAAGAAATGAATATTTTAACCCTCGACTTTGAGACCTATTATGCACAGGACTTTAGCTTGTCGAAGCTGACGACTGAAGAGTATGTGCGTGATGATCGCTTTGAGGTTATTGGTGTATCTATAAAGGAGAATGATGATGAAACAAAATGGTTTAGCGGTTCTCACGAAGAGCTATTGGCTTTCTTGCATAACTACGACTGGAGTAGTTCTTTTGCTCTTGCCCATAATGCTATGTTTGACTCAGCTATTTTGTCTTGGCGGTTTGGTATTCAACCAATGGCTTGGCTGGACACGCTTAGCATGGCTCGTTCGACAGATGGTTTGGAAGCTGGAAACTCCCTTGCTAAACTTGTTGAGCGTTATAACTTGGGACGAAAAGGGACAGAAGTATTACAAGCGATCAACAAGCGGCGTGCGGATTTTAGCGTCGATGATCTTAGCGCATACGGTGGATATTGTAATAACGATGTGGAGCTAACGTATAGCTTATTTAATACACTACTGCCTAGGTTTAGCCTCTCAGAGCTAAAGTTAATTAGTCTAACCATCAAAATGTTTTCAGAGCCGACTCTATTTTTAGACACGGCGCTACTTGAACAACATTTAATGCAAGTCCAGGCCCGCAAAGAAAAGTTACTTGATGCTTGCGTAGCAGACAAGGATACCCTAATGTCCAATCCGAAGTTAGCAGAACTACTAATATCGCTAGGCGTTGAACCACCAGTTAAAATAAGCCCAGCTAACGGAAAGGAAACATATGCTTTTGCAAAAAGCGATGAGGGTTTTAAAGCGCTGGCAGAACATCCTGATGAAAGAGTTCAGGCTATTGTTGCTGCTCGCTTGGGCACAAAGTCTACCCTTGAAGAAACAAGAACGGAAAGATTTATTAGTATATCTAAACGAGGGCGTATGCCAGTACCGCTTAGATATTATGCGGCGCATACCGGAAGATGGGGTGGTGACGATAAACTTAACCTTCAAAACCTTCCGAGGAAATCGCTTCTTAAGGAGGCAATAATTGCACCTGACGGATACACACTCATTGATGCTGACTCTTCTCAAATTGAAGCTCGTATCGTTGCATGGCTCTCGAATCAAAACGATTTGGTCAAAGCCTTTGAAAGGAAAGAAGATGTATACAAAATCATGGCATCGTCTATCTACAATAAGACGGAAGATGAAATCGACTCGGGAGAGCGGTTCGTGGGTAAGACGACAATCCTCGGTGCGGGGTATGGCATGGGCGCTACCAAGTTTGGGATACAACTCAGAACTTTTGGCGTGGAAATCCCTGATACGGAGGCGGCTAGGATTATCGAAGTCTATAGATCTAGATACCCTTTCATTCCCCGACTGTGGCAGGAAGCTGGTAGTGCCCTTGAAGCGCTCAGAACTAAAAAAACTTGTCAAGTGGGGCATCAAGCGCAAGCACTTACCGTTACGGAGCATGGTTTTTTACTCCCAAGTGGTCTTTTCCTCAACTACGCAGATCTTCAACGAGATAACGACGGTCAGTACTCTTATGCATCCCGACGTGGTCGGATAAAGATTTATGGTGGGAAAGTAGTAGAGAATGTGTGCCAAGCCCTAGCAAGGTGTGTAATTGGGGAGCAGATGCTTCGTATAGCCAAGCGTTACAAGGTAGTCTTAACCGTACACGATGCGGTGATGGCTGTCGTCCCCGAAGATGAAACTAAGTCTGCAATGCTGTATATTGATGAGTGTATGAAATGGAGACCAAAGTGGGCTCAAGAACTCCCTTTGGCTTGCGAACTTGGTGTAGGTAAATCCTACGGTAATTGCAGTAAGAAAAAGGCTATTGAAGAATGGGAACTATAGAGTATTCAAGTATGTATTTAGAAGCGATGAAAGAAATCAAAATGGCACATGA